CGCGCAGGGACGTTCCTTCGGCGCGTGCGGCATCGCGTTCGTCGCGCAGAGCGGTGATGTCGGCGGTGGCAATGGCCAGTTCGCCGCGGAGGGTGTCGGCAGTGGAGGCGGATTCCGAGAGGAGTTCCCCCTGTGCCGTGTGATCCCGCTGGAGAGCTTCAAGCGCGGTGCGGGCCTCCGCGAGCTGGTCTTCGAGTGTGGTACTCATGGCCCGGGCAGGCGTGTCAACTGCGGCGTGGTAGACGCGGAGCCTGCGCATGGCCTCGGCACGGTCCGGCACCATTCCGGCAAGGTTGTGGCGCTGGGCCTGCCGTCCGCTGAAGGTCTGTCCCTCCATGGCTTCGGGAGGAATCGACCGGCCCCTCGCAAGGACGGCGGCGTGGAACTCGCGTGCGGTTTCCTCGAGGTTCGAGCGGATGAGGCCGCGCTGGTCGTCGGTGAGCTGAGTGCCGGGTGCTCCCATGGCCTTGTACTTGCCGACGGCGAAGACCTCGACCTTCAGGCCGGCTGATTCGAGAGCCGCCGAATCATCGAGCACGGCCTGCACGACCCCGATGGAGCCGACCTGCGCAGAGGGGGTGGCGTAGACGGCAGTGGCCTGACTGGCGATCCAGTAGGCCGCGGATGCCATCATGCCGGAGGTGAACGCGTAGACCGGCTTGCGGGCATTGAGCGAGGCGACGGCACCGGCCAGTTCTGGTGTACCGGCCACCGTGCCTCCGGGGGAATCGATGTCCAGAAAGACCGCCTTCACGGCTGGCGATGCTGCCGCTTCGGAGAGTGCCGCGGCGACTTCCTCGGTGTCCACCGCCCCCATGACCACGCGGGCGAAGAGGTCGGGCCTGCGGATGAGGGGACCGGATACGCTCACCACGCCGATGCCGTCCTCGATGGACAGGAGGCTCTGGGGCTGGTGAGCCGAAGGCAGCCGCACGGAGCGGCTCAGGAACGTCCGGGCAGTGGCGGCGAGAGCCTGAAGCGCCCCCGGCAGGATCAGCCATTCACGGGTCTGGAAGAGAAGTGGAGTCACTCCCCGGCCGGGCTGTCAACGCAGCCGGCCTCCCTGAAACTTGTCTGGCGTCAGCGCCTGGTGATTCTCATCCTCACAAAGCGCCGCTCGATGGCAGAACTAGCCGGGGTGGTCACCAGCACGCGCTGGCGGACGCCGTCGTCGCTGAGGATCGTTTCAGCGGATCCTCCCGTCTGCTGCCATGGCCCCGATGGTGCGGCGGCGAACTCGCGGACGAATGTCAGCTCGGATGCCGCCAACTTGGATCTCCAATAGCGGTATTCCAGCACGCTGCCGTTCTTCACAATCTCAGCCTGATCCTCTGTGGGAAGCTTCGGGTCGGTGCCAAAGGCAAACTCAATCATGTTGACCATTCCATCGCGATCCGGGTCTGCTGAATCGGCACCCTGACCCTCGTTCTCAGGCGATCCAAAATTACTGAAGCGCCATGCGTCCGTGGCTGATGGATCGTACCCTTCCAATCCGATTTGCACTTCAGGCTTTGATGGCTCGCTGCTGTAAAGCGTGAAGACTGCCGATCTCCTGCCTTCCGAAGCGGTGCTGTACCCGATTCTGATTTCACAAGACTCATTCGGGTTGAGCACAGGTGGAATCGGCTTCTCGATCATGAAGTCTGCCTTGTCTTGCCCGGTTAGGAGACTGTTCAACCCCGTCAGCGACTTGTATCCTTTATTTTTCATGATCCAAGATTTGACTGGTCTGACTCTTGAGAAAGCTGCTATTTCAGAGCTGTTGTCGATCACTTTTCCGTCCGATTGCTCGAGCACTATGATGGCGACATCTGGACCGCTTGCGATTCTGAAACCTATGTCGTCTGTCTCCATCTCATGGTGAGCCATTAGCGATGCCGTAGCTAGCACGCCCCCAGGCTGCCACGGGCCGTCTCGCCATGATCCTCCACGAACTGTACGAGAAAATAACGGCAGCGCCATGTCCTCGATCCACTCTTGGACGTTGCCGCACTGATCATTGGTTCCGTAAAAACTCGCTGAGTTTGATCCGAACGCCCCCACCTCAGTCAACGCCGTAGCTGGTTGGGTAAAATACTGACCGAGGAAAATATTCGCCGATCCTGCCACTCCGATCGTGTTGCTGGGCATCGTATCGATTCGAGTTGCATAAGGCCAGAAGCCTCCTGTGGCCCCTTTTGTCGGATCGTATGCAGCCGCTTTGTACCATTGGCTGCCCGTCGGAATCCAAACCTGGGCTTCTTTGTTCAACGGAAAATCCATTATAGTTCCGCTGACTGCTCCGTTCAGCGTGTAGGCGCCATTCTCTGTGCCGGAGCTGCCTTGCCCATTGTGCAGCCAGTTGCAGAATCTGGCTGCATCGAACCAGCTTACGAAAGTAACCGGTTTTCTGGCGCTATTGCCGATCACCGAGTAAGTGAAGTTCCCGGAAGTGCCTGTCCTGGCGATGCCAGCGATGCGACCCGTTGTCATAGCCTCATTGTAGAGGGCGAATGGATCTGTTTTGGCCACTGCGTTCAGGAATTCCGTGTACTGCCCGATGGTGGTCTCGTTTTTCGCAATCCGGTATTCGTAGGCCACATCGCCTGACCCTGCATTTCCGATGTTGGCCCAGTCGATGGTGACTGTGGCCCCGGCTGAAACTGACAGCAGCGACAGGATGAAGGGGGTGGTGATTCGCCTCATGCTTGCAGTTGGAAAAACTTGATGAGCGCAAGTTCCTCGCCGGGTCCATTGCCGTCAAGCTGAATTGATCTCCCCACTGCCTGCCTCATGTGGCCTCACCGATACCGCAGCCGGCTTCCAGAGAAGCTCGGGTGGGACGCCGTACTTCTTCGCAGTCTCCAGAATGAGCTTCGCGTCCGCGGCCCGGCGTTCGAGTTCCTCGCCGAAGTCGGCCCCGAGTTCCGCGTAGTGGTCGGAGAGCGTCTTGAGGCCCATCTCGACGTCCGCCCGGTTCTGCTGGGCTTCCCGTCCGGCATCCACCGTGACGCGCTTCGGAGGGACCGTGGCAATCTTCCACCATCCGGTCACGGCGGGAAGGATGCCCCGGTCGATGGCATCGCCGATCACGTAGGCCCAGACCGGACGGATGAACCTGCGCTCAAGGATCATCTGGCGGAAGGAGAACCGTCGGTCGGCCTTGGCTACGATGAGGCGCACGCCCGCTCCCCCGATCCTGCTCGAATCCGCCGCGAACTCGAACGGGATGATGCCCAGCGATGCGTCCCTGCGAAGATGTTCGAGGAACCCGGTGAACGTGGGGCTCGGGCGGTTGCTCTGGAAGCTTTCGAGCGATTCGTCCGGTTTGAGGGCGACGAGCTTGCCGCCCATGATCCTCTGGAGACTCACGGGATCGGTTGATTCGCCGGTGCCACCGGGAGGGCCGACCACGAAGTCCCCGGTGTCGTCGATCTCGCCACGGGACGTGCGCAGGACACGGGAAATGTCCGCATTGTCCTTCACGGAATGCTTCTCCAGAGCGATGAGTTCCATCTCGTCGAGGACGTGATTGATGGCGTGCTGGATGGGTGGACATGGCCGCACGGCGCTCGCGTTCTCCGGTTCGTGGATGTGGAGCACGGATAGAGCCGGAAGATCGCGGCTGCCGCCCCCGTCCTCCAGCGCCCGGTAGAAGATGGGTGCGCCGGTGCTGTCCAGACCGATGCCGTCGGTGGTGCCTGCCGCTCCATGACGGTCGCCGATGCGGTGGCTCTCGATGAGCTGGAGGCGGGGTTCGCCCGCGGAATTCCTCGTCTTGAGAATGAAGTACTCGCCGTCGATGTCCATGCCGCGGCAGACGAGCGACTGGCATTCGCCGAAGGAAAACCTCCCGGTGACTTCACAGGAGGCGGACCATGCGGCGAAGTATTCCTCGGCCGCCCGGTTCCAGTCGGGATCTGGCGACTGTGCCTGCGTGCGGATCCCGTCGCCTGTCGAGTAGATCGCCATGTTGCCGACCAGCTCGCGCACGAACCCGCTGTTGCGCTGGAGGTAGCGTGCCTTGCGCACGAGTTCGCTCCGCACGGCAGGCGTCAGTTCCAGCCGGATGTCGGTCGGAGAGGCACCCGGCACGGCTCCACGCCTCGGTGACCAGTTGGCGGCTTCGTATGGCGTGCCCCATGCCTTCGGGACAAGCACGGGAGGAAGCCAGCGGGCGGCAATGGCGCGGAGGTTCATTTTGGCAGATGGCCGGCAATGAAGGAGGCCCCGGCGATGCGGGCGCGTCCGTAAGTGTCCGGGTCGAGCACTCGGAGCGCGTGGGCGCATTCTTCGAGCACTTCCGCGACAGGCATGACGAACTGCTTCGCGGCGGATGTCTCCGCGTCGTTCCAGTTCATGATCGTCTTGCCCTCAAGGAGGAAGTCCTTTGCCCGCTTCTGGATGGCGAGCACCTCGGAGAGCGTGAACCCGGTGATGAAGAGTCCGCGGGCCATGCTCAGCGTCCCTTCCAGGTGGCGTTGGACGGACGGGAATCGATGTGGACGAAGCCGGCCTGAGGGTAGAGGCCCAGTCCGCCGGTGAACTTCCCCTGCGCCCGCCATGCCACGAGCTTCTCGAAGACGAGCTTCGGGGGGATGCCGTCGAAGGCGATGTCCAGCGCCCGGAACTCCATGTGCTGGCTGGCGCTCACTCCACCCACGGCCCGGTTGTAGGCCGGGGAGCGGTAGGAACTGAGGATCGTGCAGGGACGGCCGAGGACTTCCCGCAGTTCATCGACGATGCGGAGGGCCGGTTCGATGTTCTTCCAGAGTGCTTTCGGAGGTTCGCTGTTCTTCACTCCCTTCCTCACCGCACCGAAGTAGGCAGTGAACTCGCCTGCGCTGAAGTGGCGGAAGTTCCGGGAAGTGAACCATCGGGAAAAGGCATCGCTGCTCATGATTCCCCGCCGCCCGTGTCAACGGAGGCATCTTCCACCGCCTCGCGGCCCACGATCTTGAGCATGGTGGCGGCAGCCGCCTGCATGGCCTCGCAGTCGAAGTAGTGGTTGGGGCGTGCTCCGATCTGTTCCCAGATCCAGCGGCCTCCGCGCCGGACCCTGCGCTCGCTCTCCATCTGGGCGAGGTAGTCCTCGCCGGTGTCGTCGGGGATTTCCCACGTCGGGCCATCCGCCGGGTCCTGATTGCGGCGGAGGCGGGCCAGCGTGTCCTTGATATTCAGATTGCTCCAGTAGAAGACCGAGCAGGACTGGCCGCGGCCGAGGACGACCCGGCGGCGGGGCGAGTAGA